ATGGGTGAAACAGATAATTATACAGTAACTATTAAAATGGAAGGTGTATGTTCAGAATTAGCAAAGAGCATTAAAAGTAATAATAACAAGTTAGAATTTAAAAATGTTATTCAAGCGCTAACTAAAACTTTTAATACTGCCGATATTTATACTAAGTGTACTTGTGATGACTTTAAATATCGTTTTGCTCACTGGAATATTGTAAATAATGTTTCAGTTGATGATACAGCTCATGATCCAGGTCCAGGAAAAGGAATAGCAAATCCTAATGATGATCAAGGTAGAGGCTGTAAACATATTTTATTAACTTTAGCTAATGGTGACTGGTTAATGAAGGTTGCATCTGTTATTAATAATTATATACATTATGCAGAAGAACACATGCAAAAAGCCTTTATGAAAGCCATTTTCCCTAGACTATATGGAATGCCTGCTGAAGAGGCACAAGAACAAAATATCATTCCTGAAGATGTAGATTTAGCAACAACTAAGGATATTATTGAAGTTATTAATAATTGGGCTAAGGATAGAGGTAAATTTAAGAAGGGTTCAAATGTAAACCCTGTTCAAGCAGATAGATTATCAAAAGAACAGAATAAAGAAAAAGATGAAGAAAAAACTGATGATGAGGAAAAAACTGAAAAATCATAATATATTGTATAATATATTATGGAATAATAATTAATCAAGGAGGGTTGACTAGATGATGTCTAACAACCAAGAAAACATTGATTTATCAATGCTTGAAGGATTATCTCCAGAAGAAAGAAAAGTTGCTTTAGATATTCTAAAACAATTTGTAAAAGAAGGTCAATCAGACATTTTACAAGAATTAACCTATGGTGATTTTGAAGAAGTTCCAGTAGATATTGAAGAGTTTCTAGATAGTGATTATTATTTAGGTAAAGCTCTTTGGGAAGTTGATCCAATAACTGGTGAACGTAAATGTACTTTATGGCCATATTGGAGAGAGAAACTTAAAGACATATTTCCAGATAATCTTACAACTAAATATAATACCATAATTCTTACTGGAGCTATCGGTCTTGGTAAAACTCAAATAGCAGTTATAACAATGTTATATTTATTATATAGAATGCTTTGCTTAAAAGACCCTTATGCTTACTATGGAATGACACCTATTGACAAATTAACATTCTCAATGTTAAACTGTACTATTGATGCGGCTAAAGGTGTTGCTTGGGATAAAGCACAACAAATGCTTCAAATCTCTCCGTGGTTTATGGATCATGGTAACTTAAATATGAGTAGAACAAATCCTCAATGGCAACCGCCTAAAGGAATAGAAATGATCTTTGGTTCTAATAATAATCACGTTATAGGTCGTGCATTATTCTGTAATATATCTGATGAAGTTAACTTCTCAGCAATGGGAAATAATGTAGAAAAACATAAACAAAAATTAAAAAGATTAATTGCTCAAATTGATGCTCGTATGCGTTCACGTTTCTTAAGAGGAACTTATTTACCAACAGTAAATATTATCATTTCTTCTAAAGATAGTGAACAAGCATTCCTTGATGGTTATATCAAAGGAAAAAGAGATAATGAAAGCAAAACCTCTTTAATTGTTGAAGAATCACAATGGACCGTTGATCCAAGAAAAGGATCTCCAGAAGATCCCGGTGCTTTCTGGGTTGCTGTAGGTAATAAGTTCTTAACTAATGAATTATTACCAAAAGATGCTTCTGAAGAATTAGTTGAAAGTTATAGAGCTAAAGGTTATTCAATGATTAAAGTTCCACCTGGATATAGAGAAACTTTTGAAGATAACTTAGATCAAGCCTTAATGGATATTGTTGGTTTATCTGGTGCTTCTGCAACTAAGTTTATTTCAGGCGTTAAATTAAATGCGATTAAAGTAGATGATTATCTTAATCTATTTACTAAAGATATTATTGAAGTAGGTAATGGTCCTGATGATTTCTTACAATATGCTAACTTCTTTGATTTATCAAGAGTTAAACCAAGCGATATGTCAAAACCATTATTTATACATCTCGACATGTCTTTTTCAGGAGATAAAACGGGTATTGTTGGAACTTGGATAGAAGGTAAGAGACCAAGTATAGAAGGTGATGATAATTCAAGAACACTATTCTATAAAGTAGCTTTTGCAACATCTGTTAAAGCTCCTAAAGGCCATCAAATATCTTTTGAAAAAACTAGAATATTTATTAATTGGCTTAGAGAACAAGGATTTTCTATTAAGAGTGTTTCAATGGATACTTTCCAAAGTGCTCAAATGTATCAAGAATTATTATCAGATGGATTTAATGCAAATAAGTTATCTGTCGACGTAATAACTCCTACACACGCACAAGATGAAAAAGGAAGAGTTATTAAACAATGTATTCCTTATGAATATCTAAAAACAGCAATTAATGAAAGACATATTAAATTATTTAAAAAATGTGATTTATTAACTGAGGAGTTAGTAAACTTAGAAAAAGCTTCTAATGGTAAAGTAGACCACCCGCAAAATGGATCTAAGGATGCTGCCGACGGTCTTGCAGGATCTGTTTATTCAGCAAGTTTATTTGCTGACCAATATGCTTTTGATTATGGCGAACACTTAGATAACTTTATTGAAATAAACAATGAGCTAAGTGATGAAGATAAAAAAAGAACGATGATTGCAGAATTCGAAAAAGAATTAACTGCAATATATTCTGAATTAAATAATAATGAACAACAAATAAGACAAGAACAAAGAGATGAATATAATTACTATCAAGATCTACTTGATGGTATAATTGTAATTTAAGGAGATTAGTTAATGGCTAATGAAGAAACTAAAGTTAAAAAGAATTTAGAAAAAAGTCCTTTAATTGGTAGTATAGCAGAGCCTACAGTATTAGATACTTCTGCCAGAATTGATATTGATACTAATAAAGAATTAATGGATACTATCATTGAAGCAGGCTTATCAAATAAATTAGATACTAGTGAAATTGAAAACTTTACTAGAATGTCTAATGTAAGAGAACAAATTTATCAAATGATAGATACTATGATGCAAGATTCTTCAGTATCTGCAATTGTCAGAACTTATGCTGAAGATGTTTGTGAAACAGCCGATAATGGACATGTTATCTGGGCAGAATCTGCAGATCCAAAAGTAAGTAAATTTGTTAACTATTTACTTGACTTAATTAATGCTGATAAAAAATTATTTGGATGGGCTTATTCATTAATTGAATATGGTGATGTTTATTTAAGATTATATAGAGAATCTGATAATGAAGACAAATTCTTTAAGTCTGATAGAATCAATAGAGTAAATTCTACAAGAAATATTTTAAATGAAGATATGACTTTTAATCAAGACTTTGATGAAAAAGATGATGAATTAAATGAAAGTATTCAAATGAATATTCGTCCTATATCAGATCACTACAGTTATTTTGTAGATATGGTTCCAGATCCAAGTACAATGTATGAATTAATTAAATTAGGAAAGACTCATGGTTATATTGAAACACCAAATACAGATGTTGCTATGAACTTCCTTGAAACTACTAATATGACTGGACAAAATACAGCTACAGTAGCAAATTATAAGATGAAATCTAATGATATTAATATTTTCCAAGCTGATGATTTCGTTCATGCTTACTTAGCAGATAATACTTCTCGTTTTCCAGAAACAGTAAATATTATTAGTGATGACGATCCAGAAAATACTAATACTAAAAATTATTCTTACACTGTAAGACGTGGTAAATCAATGCTTTATGATTCATATAAAGTATGGAGAGAAAAAACATTACTTGAATCTGCTATTCTATTAACAAGAATTACGAGATCAAGTTTAATTCAAAAAGTTCAAGTAGAAGTTGGTGATATGTCAAAAGAAAAAGCACATAACACTTTAAGAAATATTAAACAATTATTTGAACAAAAGACAACAGTTGATCCAAACTCATCTATGTCTGAATATACAAATCCAGGTGCTATTGTAAACTACGTATACTTAACAACTCATGGCGGACAAGGAGCAGTTTCTGTTGAATCAATTGGTGGAGATATCAATATTAAAGATTTAGCAGACTTAGATAACTGGACTAATAAATTCTATTCTGCTTATGGTATTCCTAAACAATATTTTGGATATACTGATGATGCAGCTGGTTTTAATGGCGGTTCATCATTAAGTATTATTTCAAGTGTTTATTCAAAAGGTGTTAAAAGAGTTCAAAATGCTTTAATTCAAGCAATTACTGACTGTATTAATCTATTCTTAATTGATAAAGGATATCCTTCTTATATTAATAGATTTGTATTAAAAATGAAAGCTCCAGTAACTCAAGAAGAAAAAGATTATAGAGAATCATTAACTAACCAAGTAAGTGCAGTAAGTAATTTCTATAGTTTATTTGCTGATGTAGAAGATAAACCAAGAAAATTAAGAATATTAAAAGAATTAACTGCTACTTTAAATTATGGTGATGGTATTACAGCAGAACTTGATGGTGAAATCAAAGATGCTGAAGCTCAAAAGAAAAAAGCTGAAGAAGATGAGTTAGCTAAGCAAGCTGAGGAAGAAGCAGCTAATAATGGTGGAGGAGGCGCTGATATGTCATTTGATACAAGTGGATCTTCTGAACCAGAAGAATCAGCTGAACCATCAACAGATGAATTTGATTTAGGAATGTCATCTGTAACTACTGAGGAACAAGCAACTGAAAGCTTTACAACCAATGGTGGAAAGGTCTTATTAACTGAAGACCTTCCTGACCTAGAAAGTCTAACAGAAGACGATGATCTACCAACACCTGAAGAATTAAATAAAGATATAGATTTTACTAAAAATGTTTAGTAATTAAATAGAAAGGAAAATAAAAAATGATTTCTAAAAATGATTGTATGACAATTCTAGTTAAGCTAGAAGATGAAGGTATAGATGTTAATAAATATGTTAAACAACTAATTATTTCAAAAGAAGTTCCATTTGATGTATTAAAATTTATTGCAGCAAATAGAGGACTTGAAGCTGTTAACTTTTATGAAATGCTAAGAAAGAATCATAATAAAAATAAATCTCCTTTATATACTAATATATTAAGGGGTCAAGATTCAGTAAAAGAAGCATTAATTACATTATCTAGTTTATTAACTCAAGTTTCTTTGTATGGAAGTAAATTAGAGTCTCCAGACTTATTCTTTAAAGAAATTAGAGCAAATGAAATAACTGCTACACTTAATAAATATTTCACAGAAAATAATGCAGATATGGTATTTAAACTATTAAATTTAATAAAAGCTGATCTCTTAGTATTAGAATATATTAATGGAAAACGAGAACTTTCAGCTGAATAAAATAATTAAAATTAGAAACTATATTAAATTATAGTTTCTTTTTTTATGGAAAATTGAGGCATATCTAATTTTTTTAAATTAATACAATAAAATATCCGCTAAATTAAGTGAT